GTCTTCATACGGTGGTCAAATGATACTAACTAATTGAAATAAAGTAATATACAAAAAATCACATTTTGTTACAAACCGATCCAATAAAAGACCAATCAAGGGCAAAATATCTGCTTCATGAATTGGATATTTTAAACGCTCGATCAAATCTATTAGACTTCACTAGATTCACTCAGCCAACATTTGACGCTTCAGAATTTCATAAGATTTACTACCACGTATTAGATTTGTTCGCAAAGGGCGTAATTAAGAAATTAATGGTAACCGTACCACCGCAACACGGCAAGAGTCAAGGCTCAACAAGACAACTGCCAGCGTACCTATTCGGCATAAATCCAAACCTAAAGATCGCGGTTGCATCTTATAACTCAACATTTGCCCGTAAATTCAACAGAGATATTCAAAGGATTATAGACACACCAGAATACCACGAAGTATTCCCGTTAACATTTCTGAATGAATCGAACGTAGTAACGGTGTCGGATTCCTACCTTAGAAACTCAGAGGAATTTGAGATAGTAGGGTTCAAAGGAGGTCTAAAAGCCATCGGACGTGGCGGTGCATTAACTGGAAACGCTGTGGACATTATGGTCATGGATGACCTTTACAAAGACTATGCCGAGGGCAACAGTCCAATTGTCAGAGAATCGGTTATTGATTGGTACACCTCAGTAGTAAAAACCCGTTTACACAACGAAAGTCAGGAACTAATTGTATTTACACGCTGGCATGAAGAAGATTTAATAGGCTGGCTAGAGAAAAAGGAAAAGGTTATAACAGTAGAATCATTTGATGATCTTTTAGATGTTGAGCCAGATACGTGGGTAAAGCTAAATTTCAGTGCAATCAAAGAAGATAAGCCAACAGAATTAGACAGCCGTCAAAAAGGTGAAGCCCTTTGGCCTCATAAACACAACCTAAAGAAATTAGAAACAACCCGCGCACTTGATCCTGAAATGTTTAACTGTCTCTATCAAGGCAACCCAATGAGCGCAGAGGGGCTACTTTATAAGCCTTTCAAGACATGGAAGGAACTGCCGGAGCTAAAGATTAAAAAGGCTTATGTTGATAGTGCAGACAAAGGAGATGATTATTTGTGTGCAATTGCATACGGTATTCCAGTAAACTCAGAGGATAAAAACATCTACGTATTAGACATTCTCTATACTCAATCACCGATGGAAATTACAGAGCGTGACACTACGCATTTTCTGATCAGAAACAACGTGAATATTGCAGACATTGAAAGCAACAACGCTGGCCGTTCCTTTGCAAGGGTAGTTGAACAACTCACACCGCAAAGCGTAACCGTTCAAACATTCGTGCAGTCAGGCAATAAAGAAAGCCGTATATTCAGCCAGTCGGCACAGGTGAATAATTGTTTGGTATTCCCCCACGCATGGAGTATAGATCATGCGGAATTTTATGATCATGTTACTCGCTTCAAAAAAATGTTTAAGGCAAACAAGCATGATGACGCACCGGACACAATGACCGGAATAATAGAGATGAATCAAAATAAATCATTTGAATTTTTTTAGTATGCTCCAAGACAACCTAAAAAGACTGCGCAAAAAGCGTAAATTAACACAGCCTAGAATTTCCATGATGCTAGGTGTACCACGTTCCACTTATTCGAGTTGGGAGTACGGAGTAAGTGAACCGTCAATCACTTCACTAAAAAAAATAGCGAAATTCCATTCTATTTCACTGGACGAACTTTGTAAATAGTTGACAGGAATCTAGTCAACAACAAATCAAAATCTAATCATTCTACGTTATTACAGTGTAATTTCGCATGAATGAAGCAATCCTTTTGGGAGAAAATCGTTAATTTGTCCAACCTTGAAACAAAGGGAGACACGTTTATCCCGTTAAATAGCGTAGGCGCTTACGTCAACACGCTCATGGGATTTGAAGGCTCTGATTCATCAATAAAATCACAACAAGCATTAATAGACACAGGTTACGGGCAAAACGTAACGGCTTACGCAATTGTTAAGTCAATTGCACAAACCGGAGCAAGCATTCCCATTGATTTGTGTGTGTTAAACAAGGCCGGTGAAAGCGAAGTATTAACGAAAGGCGAGTTCTTTGAAACTCTAAAACGTCCAGCCATGATGCAGGGCGAGTCACTATCCAAATATGATTGGATGGAAATGGCGTTAACTTACCTGCTGACCACCGGAAATTTGTATCAAAAGGGAGTAAAGGCAACGGGATTTGGTGACATCTGGTTTAACCTAGAATTTTTGCCAAGCGGATTAACGTGTCCAATCGTGCCTAACTCTTTTTTTGCACAGCCAACAGGTTATGAAGTGCAGGATATGAACTATACAATTCAAGTTCCTTTTGATGATGTTTTGCACACTCGATTCATCTCACCAACAACATACGGGCTGAATAACTTCATTGGTCTTTCACCTTTGCAAGCGGCTGTTTATTCATTGACCGGCTCGACTGATATTCATAAGGCTATTGCTATAATGATAAAGAATCAGGGGGTGCGTGGGGTATTGAGCAACGACACTGAAAGATCAATGACCCCTGAAGAAAAAGCACAGGCACAATCAGTATCAGATTCAAAACTATCAGGAGTTAGTAAGTTCAATAAGGTAATGGTGTCGAATGCTAAACTGACGTACACTCAGATAGGAATGAGCGCAACAGATTTGAAGGTAATTGAATCGGGAGTGTTGACGGATCGACAACTTGCAAACGCTTACGCCTACCCCTCGGTATTGCTAAATGATCCGGCAAATACATCTTATAACAATCAAATGACAGCGAATAAAGCGCTCTACACACGTGCAACTATTCCGGTGGTTGAAAAGATTATAGACGACTTGAATAATATTTGGGTAAAGCAATGGTCTAAACGTGACGGTGTAAACTATCAATTGAAGTTGAATACTTCAGACATTGAAGCACTACAAGGCGATCAGATTTTGGACGCTCAAAAAGACAAGACGGTGAGCGATGCAATTATAGCAGTATTAGCTGCTCCGATTAGTCAAGAAAGTAAGATACAAACGCTAGTTTATTCACATCAAATTGATGAAGCAACGGCACGAAAAATAGTAGGTAACGCACTACCAACACCAACGGTATGAATTTAGAAAGCAAATTAAACGACAACTTTTACAGATGCAAAAATATTGCATTCGAGATGTTGGATTTAGACGATGGTTCACGTAAAGTAAAAGGGCGTTTCGCTTCATTTGATACACTTGATTCTGATAACGATGTTATCCGAAAAGGTGCATTCAAAAAATCAATTCAGGAATGGGGTGTTAATTCTGGTGGCAACCGTAAAATAGCGCACCTCAGAAATCATGACTGGGATAGACAGATAGGTAAACTAGATGAACTATTTGAGTCTGAAAAAGGATTAGATTTTGTGTCTGTTTTAGGTAGATCAGATGAAGGTCGCAACGCTTTTTTAGACTATCAAGACGGTATTTTAATTGAGCATTCAATCGGATTCAACTATATAAAAGACAAAATCAAGTTTGTTGAAAATTCATCATTGAATAAAGATGGTCACTTTGAAGTTTTTGAGGTTAAACTTTGGGAAGGGTCGGGCGTAACGTTTGGTGCTAACTCACTCACGCCTGTTTTAGACGTGGCAAAAGGTGAAGATCAAAAAGAAATTACATTAAAAAAGTTGAATGAATTATCAGATCGGTTCTATAAAGTCCTCAGAGATGGAAAAGGAACGGACGACCGCCTAGAAAACATCGAGGCAATGTTTAAGCAAATCCAACAGTTACAAAATTCACTCGCAATTAAAGAGCCGTCTGTAAAGGACACTCTAAAATCAGAGCCGGAAATGACTGTTAACCATAAATTTTTATTATCAATTACTAACTAAAACTAAAAACAAAATGTTTGTAGAAAAATCGGCTGAAGAAAGAGCGAAAATGACACCTGAAGAATTGGGTGCGTATTTCTCAGCAAAATTAAAACACGAAAACGAAGTATTGGAAGCCCGTGTAAAGGCTTTAGAAACTGAAAAGAACTCTGAAAAGTTTTCTGAACTTGACAAAGAAGTAAAAGCGTTGAAAGACGGTCAACTTGAATCATTAAAATCTGCTTTAGTAGAGCAAGGCAAAGTGATTGAAGGTTTAAAAGCTGGTAAATTCAATGGTTCTGATATGCACAACGCTGAGTTGTCAGTAGATCAAATCATTAAATCTCACAACGAGGACTTCAAAAAAGCAAAAGAAGGAAAACATGATTTCAAATTTGATGTAAGCATTGAACCACGTTCGACAAAAGCGGTTGGTGACATGACGTTTGCAGCAAACTTGTCAGGAGGCACAATGCCAAGCACGCAACGCTTGGAAGGAATCAATGACATCGCAGAAACAGTATCTGTTATCTATGGCTTGATGCCAAAATTGAATGTTGCAGGAAACACAGTTGACTGGGTTTATGAAACAGGTCAAGAAGGTGCTGCTGCATCAACTGCTGAGGGCGCTACTAAAAACCAAATAGACAACAATTTCGTTGTTACTTCAGTTTCATTGAAAAAATTGACTGCTTACTTCAAAGTATCTACTGAGATGCTAACTGATGTATCTTTCATGGCTTCATGGTTGCGTAATAAACTAATCGTAAGATTGTTTATTGAAGTTAACGATCAAATTTTGAACGGTGCCGGTGCTGGTAACGACTTAACTGGAGTTATTTCACTCGCTACGACTTGGGCTGCTGGTTCATTTGCGCTTGCAATTGACAATGCAAACAATGTAGATTCATTGGTTGTTGGTATTAACCAAATCAAAATTGCTAACCAATCAACAGGTCGTCTTGCTATCTTGATGCACCCTACTGATGTTGCTGGTTTGAAAATGGTAAAAATAACAACTACTGATAAACGTTATTTAGAGCGTTTGTTACAAGTTGGTTCAACTCTAATGTTAGACGGTTATCCTATTGTAGAATCTACTCAAATTACTGCAGGTACATTCTTAATTGGTGACTGGTCAAAAGCGTTGGTTATCCAAAAAGGATCAATCGAAGTTTCAGTTGGTCTTGACGGTAACGACTTTACTAAGAATATGAGAACTATTCTGGCAGAGTGGAGAGGTCAAGTGATTATCCAAAACAACGACAGAACAGCGTTCGTTAAAGGAACTTTCGCAACTACTAACGCAGCACTAGAGACTGCATAATAATAATCGGGGTTGGGTTTAGGCTCAACCCCTTATTAAAAAACCTATGAAAGTAGAAATTATAAAAGACCATGAAAGTGGTTTAAAAGCGGGTCAAGTGAAAAACTTACAAATCAGAGATGCAAGACAACTTGTTGAAATGGGTTTGGCGGTTTACGCAGATGATGAAGTGATTAAACCGATAAAAGGTAAACGTAAAAAATCTGAATAATGTTTCTGACACCGGACGACTTTACAGGCCAATACAAAGTTTCAACGAACAGTTATATTGAGGTTGATTTTCAACTTTACATTAACAAGTTAGAGCAAAAATACTTAACAGATTTGTTGGGTGTTGCGCTTTATGATTTGTTTGAAGCTGACGTTGTTTCTGGTTCTCCGGTCACACAGATTTACATTGACATTTTTGATGCTTTTGCAGAGGATGACGGAACGGGTAGCGGTTGTCAACATCGTTCAAACGGTATGGTTGAGATGCTAAAAGGATTCATTTATTTTCATTTTATGCGTGATTTGTGGACACAATCTACAATGAACGGACAAATAAAAAATGAATTTTCTAATAGCACTCAGGCTAGAATGTCTGAAACGAATTTAGACGAAAACTACAACGAAGCCGTCAAAACTTATCAAGAAATTCAGTGGTACATTAAAGAGAATTTAGACGTTTATCCAACCTTCAATGGGATGGAAAAATTGCCTACTTCATGGTTGTAAACAAAATTAAAAACGAAAATTAAAAAACTAAAATTATGGCTTTTTGCTCATGCACAGATGGAATAATCAACTTTGGACAACCAGTCTGCGTTGATTCATTCGACAGAGTGGCACGCCTTGTATTTGTCAATTATACTGACAATGCCGGTGCTGTTAACTCAATTAAATCTTCTGATTTTACTGGTGGTGTTTTGAATGCTGCGTATTTCGCAGGAAAACTAAACGACACAAATAAAACTCAGCGTTGGTACTTAACTGAGACAATCAATATGGTTGAACCAGTTAGAGAGGACAACGTCACTCAGGATATTGATGGAATTATGTACAACGTTTCTCAAGGCGTTAAAACATTCTCTGGTCAATTCAACGGTGGTGTTGCTTCACCAAAATACTCAGGCGTACTAAAATCTTTAGGATGTCAACAAATGGGTTACTTCTATTTTGACGTTCAGGGGAACATTGTAGGATCTTATAATGATGTTACGGGTGAACTTGATCCTATCAAAATTCAAAGAAACACATTCCAAGTTAAATACATTGAACCAACCAAAACGACAGTTCAAGGTATTCAATTGAAATTTATGATTGGTGAACTTGAAGACGATGCAGATTTGAACTACGTTCCTGCTTCAGATATTACAGCAGACCTTGAAGCATTACGTTCAATGATTGATGTAACTATCAGCGCACCTACTGGAATTTCAACTACTGGTTTCACTTTTACACTGTCTTACGATTATGGCACAGCCTTCACTGGTCAACCATACGTGGGTGCTGTTGTGGGTGACTTCACGTTGACAGAGATAACACCAACTCCGGGAGCAATCACAATTACTTCGGTAACTGAAAGCTCAACTGTTCCGGGAACTTATGTGCTTGTTATGCCTGCTCAAACTTCGGCGGATGTATTGTCATTTGACTTTACAAAAACTGGATTCGAGGCTGACGCAGTATCTGTAACGATCCCATAATGGTAATCTTTAAAGACCATAACGGTACAACAAGTTTTGGAGATCATGTAAAACTATTTACCTACTCAGAATTAGAGGCGGCATTTAGCGGTAAGCATGACATCAAATTACTTGCAAAAGCGTTAGGGATAAAGGTTGAAAAAACGGGAGAGTTTAAGCCTTACAAATCTGTGCCTGCAAAGGTAGAGAAAAAGAAAAAAGAGGATTAACCTAAATAGGGGTGAGCCTAAAAATTCACCCCTTCTTTTTGTATGTTGTTCGATAAAACCGCACTATTTGAATATGCTAATAAACTGACGGTTTTAAACGGTCAAGAGGATTGGATTTTTAAAAAGGTTTTGGACGTTCCGCAGATCAAAAGGAAAATAATTGAATTGAATACTGAGAGGCAATTAGGAGATGAAGGAATAAACGCACTAGGTAGAATAATTGGATTATATAGTTACGCTACTGAGTTTTTGAGTGAAGGCCGTAAAAAAGCCGGTGATCCGTTTACGTTAAATGACACGGGTGCTTTCTGGGCTTCATTTGAAGTTCAAGTTTATAAGGGAAGGATTACGATTGACGCTGACGGACAAAAAGAGGATGGAGATATTTTGGAAAAGTACGGAATAGATGTGCTTGGTTTGACAGATGAAAATTTACAGATATTGATTGAAGATGCAAAGCAACTCTACATTGAATATTACAGAACCATTTTATGATTCGATAGACGAAATGCCTATCTATAACTGGAATAAGGTAATAGAGACGGGAGATTTGAAATGGATTTATAAAGCGGGTAAGGGTAGAGTCAGTAAAGCATTGAATAAAGTATGGGTTGAATTACAAGATCAATACTTTGAAGAGTTTGGAATAGATGACACTTTCAGAAAAAGGATTAGATTGATGAAAGAGGTCATCAAATTGAATGATGAATTTATTCAGACGGGTGATAGGTTTTTACTCAACCTAATTCACATAGCTGAAACAGATATAAAAAGCACACAGCAAATAGTAGGAATGAGATTCTACGATATGTTGGACAAGGTTATGACAGCAAAAAAAATGCACATTAACCCAAAAGAATATACGGTGATCCAATGGTATTACACCCTTAAAAATTTGAATAATGGCAAAGCAGATTAAGGGAACGGATATAATCGAACCAAAACACTTACAGGAGGCGGTTGAACAGGCCAGACTTTTGAAGCAAGCGTATTTGGATTTGGACAAACAAGTTAAAACAACTTCATCAAGTTTAAAAAGTGTTGCAACCGGTACGGCTGGTAAAAATACTGGTGAGATTGCAGCTATTACAGAGGCTTACAAAAAGTCAAACAGCGTAAAAAATTCAGCCGTTCAAATTAGCCAGCAATTAAGAGCGGCAGAGGATGAAGAGGTAAAGGCTAGATTAAGACTTCAGCAAGCAACATCAACACAAAAGAAAATTCTGACAGAGGAAATTGCACTGGAAAATAAAGAAATTGGCACACTTCAAAAATTAGCGATTGAATCAAATAAGTTGAGACGTGAGCGTGAGAGATTAAACCTTGAAACAGCCACAGGGGTAAAGAGGCTCAAAGAGATTAACGCACAATTGGATAAAAATAATCTGGTAATACAACGATCTAGTGACACGTTAAAGAAACAAAAACTAAACGTTGGTAATTATCAAGGTGCGGTTAACAAATTAACTGGTGCGCTTGGGCAACTAGGATTAGCATTTTCTGCATTTACGATAATGCGTGATGTATTTAAGACGGTTGTAGATTTTGAAAAGGCAACAGCATCATTAAGCGCAATTACTGGAGCAACCGGATCAGATTTAACCAACCTAAAAGGTGTTATTTTGGACTTAGCCACATCAATGAAAGTTGGTGTAACAGAGACAACCAAACTATTTGAAATTGTCGGCTCACAAATGCCACAATTACTTAAAGACTCTGAAGGGTTAAAAGCGGTTGCAGAGTCTGCAATCATTCTGAGTAAAGCATCAGGGGATAGTATCGAGTCAAGCACGTTGGCAATGGCCTCTGTGATGAATCAATTTAATTTGCAGGCAACCGAAAGCGCACGGGTAATGAACGTGTTGGCGGCTGGTTCGTTGGTTGGTTCGGCAGGGATTACAGATGTGAGCGAGGCTATGAAAAACTTCGGGTCTGTTGCAAGTGGTGCGAATATTACGGTTGAGGAATCTGTGGCACTGATTGAGGTATTAGGAAAATTCGGAGTTGTTGGCGCTGAGTCAGGAACAAAGTTAAGAGGTTCAATCTTAAAATTACAACAGGCTTCATTCGGTTACGCATCTGGTCAATTTGAAGTTAACGATGCGTTGGAAGAGGCTAAAGCAAAATTCGATTCGCTTGGTTCTGCAATGGAACAGGATGCATTTTTACAGAAAACTTTCGGGGCTGAAAACATTTCAACCGGTAAAATCTTACTATCAAATATTGCACTATTTGAAGAATATACGGCGGGAGTGACCGGTACGAATGTTGCAACTGAGCAAGCGGCTATCAATAGTGATACAATGGCAACCGTTGTAAATGAGTTGAAGGCGGCGTGGCAGAATTTGATTGTAAAATGGTCAGAAGGTACAGACGTTTTAGGTGGTGTAAAAACTGTTTTACGATTCGTTGCGGATAATTTAGAATCAATAATTGGATGGGTTGTCAGGGCAATAACGGTTTGGGCATCGTATCGAATTGCATTAAAACTTGTCAACAAGGAAGGAACGGGGTTGATTCAGGTTATAGGAAACATGATAAAAGGTCTTGCCGGTGCAAATGCAGGACTTAAACAGGTTAAGGTTGGCTTTGCTAGTTGGGTTGGGTTAGCGGCTGCGCTTGTTCCTATTCTGTGGGACGCTGTTAAGGCGACATGGGAAATGTACAACCGGACAACGGCACTGGAAAAAGCGGCTGAAAAATATAACGAACAGATTGATGCCGAACGTGCAAAAATGGATCTTTTGCGTGTGCAAATTTTAAGCACAAACGCTGGCTCAAAAGAGAGAAAAGTTTTAATAGATCAGATAAATGCAACTTACGGAACAACCCTAGAGAATTTAGAAGATGAAACGGCGTTTATGAATCAGCTTTGGGAGGCTTATCAAAAAGTCAACGCTGAGATGGAAAAGCGCATAATGCAAAAGATTCTTGAAGATGAACTAACTGAATTATTCAAAACGAAAAGACAATTAGAAAAATCTATAAAAGAACTGGGTGACGGTGGTGTTTTTGGTGGAGCAACTTTAGATCTATTTGAAGAGTCACTAAAAACAGTCAACGAAGAAATAGCTTCAATAAATGCAGAGATGTTCAAAATGGGAATGGACATGTCTCAGGGTAGTGGCTTTGGCGGAGCTGGCAAAATTGGTTCAAGAGGTGTAACTGATGAAGTAAACGCAACGGCTGACGGAGTAGAGAGAACTACCGACGAAGTAAAAAAACTAGGGGAAGAGGTAGATAAAATTTACCGTAAAACTCCACGATTAGAGGGTGTAGATTTATCACAATTTGACCCTGAAGAGGGCGGTTTTCTTACATCTGATTTTGTACAAAGCGAATATCAAAAATATGCAGATGCACAAAAAGCAATTTTTGACGAACAAAAAAGACTAGAAGAGGAAGCGGCGGCCAGACGTAGAAAAATGGCTGAGGAATCTATCAATCTTGCTAAGAAAATTACAGACGCTCTAGCAGATGAAATTGACAGACGTATAGCAATTGAAGAAAACGAACTTGCAGCCGGTGAAGATAAATTGAATTACCTACGTGAACAAGCTAATTTAGGCAACGTGGATGCGGCTGAATCTATCAAGGCTCAGGAAATTGCAAACGCTCAAAAGTCCTTAGAAATTGAAGAACTTGAAAAGAAAAAACGAAATCTATTATTAACGGTGACGGCCTTAGAACTTGCATCACAACAAATAAACGCTGGTGAGGGCAACGCACTCAGTAACGCTGGCACAGAGTTAGCCAACTTCATTTCAAAACTGCCTAAATTCTACGAAGGAACAGAGGGAACAGTAGCGGAGGCATTGGGTAAACCAATGATGTCCGGTAAAGACGGGTATATCACCCGTGTTGACGGATCAGAAATGATTTTGAACGGTAAAAAAACAACCGCTTTGCAAAACGCAGGACTCACAACTACATCAGATGTGGCTAATGCTGCGCTTGCTTATTCAATGGGAGTTGTAAACCGTACATCAAACATTGGAAATTCTGAAAATGTCATTGCAAATAAACTGGACTCAGTTGTAAAAGCGGTGAAACAGATTGATATTCCAGAGCATCATTTTAGATTCAACGAACAACTAAAAGCGGTCACAGAATCTATAAAATTAAGAGACAGAATGTTGAATAATCACACAAAAATAGGAGGTCTTTTTTCGTAAATGGCAACTATTTCAACATATAAATTGGACGGAGTTGAATACACTCCACCTAGAGAAATGCCTACACTCGAAGTGCTGGCAACTTTCGACGGTGACAGTGTACAAGCAAATATCACAACGTCCGAATTTTCATTTGTGAATGATGCTGCACAAGCAATTGATAATTTCTTTGCTGCTTATCCTACTGAGGGAATGCCATTAGAGTTGAGTATATCAAATGAAACAAATTCCTATTCTGCATTTACCGGGTATTTGAACTTCAGAACACTTCAATATAAATCAGATATTGAACGTATTTGCGGAATAAAACAAGACAATGGATTGCCTTCACTTGACGAAAGACTGAGAGGCATTACAATGGAACTTCTGCAACAAAAAGGTGCTATCACAACGTATGATTTTTGTCATATTCCGTACATCGTTGAGAACAGAAAAACCACGCTCGAAAAGGTTTCTTTATTGGCTCAGTTATACGTAACAATCAAAACAGGTTACGATGAAATACATAAAATATTAAACATTGCATCAGACATTACGAGCGCAGGTGTCGCACAGGCGCTAATAAATTTGACGGTAACACTTATAAATCTTGTTCTACTTATTCAGCAATTGGTAAACCTTTGGGTGCAAATCAGAGAGACTTTTTTCCCTCCGATCAGGTATCACAAAGGCATCAGTATGTACAACGCAATTCTGAAAGCGGTGTCTTATTGCGGTTACGATTTACAAACCGGATTTGGGCTTACAGAAATTTTACAAAATACAAAACTATGCCCTTCAAAAACGGATGAAATCGGACTCACAAATACAAGTTCAACCGAGTCTGGCATTTTAAAACCGAATGATTTTGGATTCGTTGCAAGTGATTTATTTGAGTTGGCAAACATGATGTTTTACACAAAAGTTGCTATAATCGGAGGCAATACAGTTGTACTTCGCTCGTATAACGATCCTTATTGGGTGCAATCCAGTTCGTACATTATGCCGGACGTAAAAATTGAACAGGCTTTTGTGAAGAACGGAATGAAATCTGTTAATTACGATGAACTGAAATCCAGTAGAATAATTCAATATTCAACTGATAGTTCTGATTTGTGGACAATGACAAACGTCAATGAACAAATATCGGTTACAACCGTCACGCCTGTAAACGTTATTTCTGAAAAAAGAGTACTACTAACTGGATCAGATAAGATTAAAATACCTTATTCTTTGGCGGTCAGGAAAGACCCTATTGATGAATTGCTTGATTTGTATTTGGGAACTTCTGCGCACGTTGACGAAATAAAACAAACAATTGAGGATAAATTTAATGAAGTAGCAACCATTCTGGCTGAAGGATTTCCGGTACTTGCAAACCTTACCAACGTTCTTACAAATCGGATAGGGTGCATGAAGGTTGAAAATCATTATTTTTCAAATCCAAAAATTGTTTATTTAGACCCAGACACAAATAGGATTCCAGATAATTATGTTGACATAGTTGGGGCAATTGCGCTCAATGAGAATTACCATTCTTACAAATCATTTGTTCCGGGCGTGAGAAATTCTGCCGACTTATCTGACACAAATTCTAAGCACGTTTACACGGACGTAACAATACCTTTTGGAATAGATGATTTTAATACGGTTATTGATAATTCTTTTTTCACAACGGTTAACGGAGAAATCGGTAAATTTACGAGCGTGAAATGGATTCCAGAAAAGGATTACGCAGTGACAAATTTTTGGATTCAAAATCAGTGGGCTACTAACATTGAAGAAAATACAATATGAGTGTAGAAGTAAAAGACAGTTTAAAATCATTGAGTGACGCTTTGAAATCGGTGTCTAAAATTCAGGATTCATACATGAAATCCTTGACACCTGATCAACGTATTTTGTATTCAAAATTTCAATCGAATTATGCCGAACTTGTAAAGATTGGAGATTTGGCGGGAGCGCAAAAATTAGCAGAAAAATTTAAAGAACAATTCAATGACTAGCTACTCTGTAATATTACAACGATTCAACGATGAATGGAATAACGGTGCAACTTTCGCAACCAATCCAACCACCGTTTACAGCACCGATTTACAGGGGAATGTTGGTGACAGAATTAAGCTGACCCAAACTATTGAGATCAGTGTAACTGTTAATCCAAATCAGATACAAACCATTCAGTACAACGCAACGGCTGACGCTACTTATGGGGAATTTGTAGGCACTGGAATTAATTTTCTCACGGAGGGAATGTACGTAGGCGCGGTATTAGATATTGACTGGGGCGGCGGGGCTGTCGTGTCTGCAACTGTTGGGCTGATAACCGGAACAAGTAGCAACACCCTCAGGGTGACAAAGGCAAATTTAACCGCCGCTGGAATCGTTGACGGTGACATTCGTACTGATTTCAGAATGAGATTGACATCTGTTCCAGATACTCTTATTTACAAGTACGGAATAAATCCAAACGGATTCACTGGTATAAGTTATTCAAGCTGGTTTGATTCAAATATTCAAGGCTATTATATTGCAAATCTTACAGGCTCTTTGCAGACCATGACCAGAATCGGTTTAGGCATAAAGTCATGGGATTTGTCAACCGTTCAGGCTAAATACGATGCGACTGTTGCTACGTATAAATTTCAATACACCGTTGAGCATGAGTTTAAGATACCTTTTTACATTGCAAGCCAATACGAAAATTTAAACGATGGAACTTCACCGGATAAATTTCTTGGAACGGCCTCGGTAACTTATGACAACGGCTGGTTTTTTGGTGGGTCTGTTTTAGGCGAATATATCAAGGCAGAAATAAAAGGCGGTCTGGGATCTGTTGGATATTTCAAAGAAAATTTCAATGGTTATGCAAACAATTACGAAATTCAAGACGTTGTAATAACCAACTCAGATAACTCAGGGGTACTTGAAGGGACGGTAGCAAATACGGTGACATTTTCAGTAAAAAATAATCTTACAAACTGGACAGCCGGAACTAGTAAATTAATTTTACGACATGCAAAACTTCCAACATCTACTGAATATTCAAACAAACCGGTTGTATTTGATACGATCTGGATTTATGATCAGGCAGTTCAAGTTGAAGGCGCTGGTGCGGTTGCGGGAACGGCTGTAATTACTACCTATACAGTGACTATAAATGCAGACCCTACGCTGTTGGACGTGTCAGTGGTAATTACTTATGACGCTGGTGAACAGTCTTTAATTTCAGACACATCAGATTACCTACTTTTTGTAACCGCCGGATCAACCGCAACAAATGACAGGGTTTCTTTGCCGGTTGACTTGAATAAGTTTTCTAAAAATCTGGACGTGACTGGACTAATTACTCAGGTTGACGTTGAATTTTTTGAACCATTTGAATTTAATGGAGGCTCACGCCGTCTTGCAAGTTGGACTGGATGGGATGGAGATTTGGGAGGCGTAAAAGCAACGGTAACAAAAAACGCAACAACCGTTTGTGCCATTAAGTCGGCAAAATTTAAGATAATTTCAACCGATGGAACTGAGACTTTGGAACTACTTTCTATCAATGTGCCAATTGGAAAAATAAACACGGTTGATGTCGGTGGTCAGAGTTATCAGATACTAAATGTTGACGTGCAGGGAGGTTTTACACTACCAACCGGTGAACAACTAAACAGAATTACAGGTGATGCAACCGTACCCGCTTCACCCGGAGCAAGTCAACTATTTGTTTTTGAGTTAGGATTTCAGACACCGTGGCGTGAATGGGTGTTTAATAACTCAGTTCCAAATAGTTTATACGATGCGGCTGAACCTCAGAACAACCAGAATTTCAAAACATCGAACTACTCGAACGTTGATAGTTTTGAAGTGTTTCCGATTTGGGAATTTGTACTACTCACTGATGGGGGCGTAGAAACAACCTACCGTAAACTCACATACGAATCAAACGTATCGGATTTTGATACAAATGGAGCAACATTTACGGCGGTTACTGTTTACTATGATGAAGATAACAACGTTACGAGCAACGTTTACGTAGATAAAAATGTAAGAATTGAAATCAGTTTTACCCATGCTTTAGGAATTATTACACTGGCAAACATCGAAGGTTATATTTGGATTGAGCGTGACGGTTCAACACAAGCGCCTTGGTTCTTGCACACTTCAAAAGATTTTACGTCACCTTTAAATCCATTAACGCCTAGCGATACTTTAGCATCTGGCAACACTCAGTTTGTTGAAGTTGTGAGTTCAAACAATTTGATAAAACTGATTTGCTTTACCAACCGTGATAATTTACAAGACGGCGTGAGTTACAATATTTACGGACGCATTAAAAATGAAACTTTAGCATGATAACAATTGCAGCAACCGGAGCGACATTAAGAACAGGCAGATACTTGCACCATAAAGACACAGTCTTAAGTACTACTAGCATGGTTACTGAGACAGGTGACTGCTGTTGGTGTAGTTGTGATTCTGAAATACCTGCCTTTGCTGATTTAAATAATGAAACGACAAAAGCGAATAATGATATTTTTTCATGGATTTTAAAAGTGCCAACAAATTGTACAGTTGTCGCAACTCTTACAAATTTAGATACTGGAACTGATTATATAATTACAGATAATACGTATGGATTTTTGTATGATGTTGGAGATTTGAAAGCCAACGTCTGGGGCTTTATGATTCGCTGGTATTTGGTTGCAGATTCGATTGGTTTTGGAAATTATCAAATGAATATTTCCGTTTCAAACGCAACGCCGACTTTAATTTTTACAAAGGATTACCCGAAATTTAAACTGATGCCTTACTCATGTGCCAATGCTCACGGAACAGTTAGGGTAGAATCGTTTAATTCAGGGTATATTGAGGGCGGTTTTGATTATCGGAATATGATAATTCTAAACCCATACCCAACGGGAGTGTCAATCAAAGGTATTGAAGGATGGATTCAGCAAATCAGATACTACGGTAAGTTGTCAATTTCTGCAATACCAGTTGAAACAGATAATATTTTTGACGGTTACAGAAATTTAAAACAGGTTCAAACTCAAATAAAAAATGAGTATAATTTGCGAATTGATTTTATTAAAACAGATTTGAGTGAACAAATTATTTACGATAATTTACTTGCAGATTATATTTTATTGAATGATTACAACGCGAACAACGTTAAGGATTACCGCGAGG